TCTTCTGATGTTTGCATGCGCAGCGCACGCTGCGGCCCAGAGTCAAACGTCCAACTCATTGCCGTTTACCGCGTTCGCTGCGCCTCCCGCGCCGGTGCTGACTTCGCTCGGCGGCCTCACCGCCAAGGGCAACATCTACACCGGAACGAAGATGCCCATCAATGGCACCGGATTCACCAACGCATGCGTGGTGAACGTTGACGGAACAGCACAGCCATCATCGACCTTTGCGTTCGTGTCAGCGACAGAAATCGACTACACAATCCCGGCCTCTCTGGGATCGGCTTCTGGCAGCGCTCATACCCTGACGGTGAGCTGTCCGCAGCCCGCGCTCGCCGAAAACATCCCGGTGACACTCCCAAACGCGGTAGCGAACACGGCGTACTCGGCGGCCCTCACGAACCAGTTCTCGATACAGGCTGGGAATCCGCCCTACCGGTGGAATCTGTCGCAGGGTTCGTCACTTCCAACGGGCTTGTCTTTGTCGCAATCGACCGGAGTTGTCAGCGGCATCCCTTCCTCTGCCGGTTCCGTAGGCTTCGATTTCTTCGTCAGTGACGCGAGCGGCGCTGCATGCACGAATAACACAGGGTTATTGGCCGCAATGCTGAAGCCTGGAGCGCGTATCGGGGCGGCTGGCCGATGAGCGATCTGGCGCGCCATCTCGAGCGCCACGCATCGAGCGACCGCGTTCACAGCGTCTGGAAAAGCGTCGCAATGTTTCTTTCGGGAGCCGTGCTCAGCCTGGCGTCCATGTGGGCCACCTATGTCCGCAATGCTGTGTCGCGCGATGAAATGGAAAGATACGTGAACCAGCGGGAAGTAGCTGTAGAGCAAAGACTCGATGAGCTGAACAAGAACGTGATCGAGCTGAAGGAAGTTACGGCGAGAATCGATGAACGAACCGCAGGGCGCGACGCGGCGAAAAAAGGGGGAGCACGTTGAGCAAGCAAACCGTCGAACTGTGGCTCCGCGGGATCCTGGCAGCCGCTATCAGCGGCGGCGCCGGCGGCGTCCTTACCGGGCTTGCCGCGATCGGCATCGACCCGCAGCATTTCAATCTTAACGCCGGCCTCGGGCACACATTCCAGATTGCTGGCGCGGCCGCCGTCATCAACGCAGTGATCGGCGTCGCCGGCTATTTGCAGAAGTCTCCGCTTCCGTCCGAATAAGGAGGAGTCACGACACCGTCTGTAAGCTTCGCGATCTCGCCGGCTGCATCGATGCTTCCGGACACCGGATCCTCGCACACGATAACCGTCGCGGTCGTTTACGACTTCAGCCAGACGAACGCCTGCTCGTCGACGGTAACGTCCGGATGCATTAAGCAGTTCAACGTCTACAACACGACGGGCGGCGCAAAGACGCTGATCTTCTCGATCGCGGCGCCGAGCGGCGCTGCGGCTTCGACTACGGTCACCGGGACGAGCCCGACGATGTCGCTGCCAGTCGGTACTACCTCCCTGGCCGTGACGGCGGCTACTCCGGATCCAATCGAATCGGCGCCGGCAACCGGCACCGTCTCAGTCGCTCCGAACGCTCCTACTTCCTGCACGGTGACCCTGAACTAGCCTTGGCCGACATTCTGACGATCGCGGGCAAATCGCCCGAGCAGCGGACCTTTCTGCAAAAGGCCACGCGCGCGGTCCGCATGGGCACCGAGACCTATCTCTCGAGCGGCAACGGCCGCCAGGCGCTCTTTGCGGCTTATCAGGAGTTCATGTCGCCGCTGGCGCCGCTCGTTCCGACGGTCACAGGCGGAGAGCCGCGGCGCTTCGATTGGCAGCAAGGCTACAACATCAACTATGTCCCTCGCGCGCTCGAGGGCATCAGCTTCGAACAGCTGCGCGCCCTGGGCGACGCGCATTACCTGACGCGGCTTGCCATCGAGACGCGCAAAGACCAGATTTCTAAGCTCGACTGGAAATTCAGCCTTAAACCAAGGCCGGGAGAGCCATCGCGGAAAGTGCGCGAGCGCTCCGATTCAGACCCGCGCGTAAAAAAGATACAGGAGTTCTTCGCGCGTCCAGACGGCGAGAACGATTTATCCACATGGCTCCGCCTGTGGGTCGAGGATATGCTCGTCATCGACGCGGCAAGCCTGCTGATCGGCAGAGAGAATCCAGACGACCTGGGAAGCAGGATAACGCGTCTGGTGCCCATCGATGGCGCAACAATCAGCCGCAAGATTTCGCCGGATGGCACCACACCCGTCCACCCGATGCCTGCATATCAGCAGATCATCAAGGGACAGATTCTGTGCGACCTGACGACAAAGCAGCTCGTATACATGATGCGCAACCCGCGAACCAACCGCGTGTACGGCATGTCGCCGGTCGAGCAGATCATTCTGATTGTGAATATGGCGCTTCGTCGCGACATGTCGAAGCTCGCATATTACACGCTCGGCAGTATCCCAGACGCCATTGCGCAGGTGCCGGAGACATGGGGACCAGACCAGATCGATCAGTTCCAGAAGGCGTGGGACGCTGCGCTATCTGGAAACGTGGGCGCGCGCCGTATGCTTCGTTTCATCCCAAGTCTCGGTTCCGGTGGCAAGCAGGGAGGCATTGTCCAGCTAAAAGAGGCGATGCTGAAGGACGAATGGGATGAGTTCATCGCTCGTGTCATCTGCTTTTGTTTTTCGCTTCCGCCTACTGCCTTCGTGAAGCAAAACAATCGCGCGACCGCGCAGACCGCCCAGAAGCAAGCCCTGCAAGAGGGATTCGAGCCAACGAAGAACTGGATCGAGGACAAGGTCAACTGGCTGATCCAGAGTCCCGACATCCTCAACGAACCCGAAGTCATCATCGCGGCCGAGGACGAAGATGACATAGACCCACAGATTCAGGCCAATGTCGACAAAATAAACGTATCGATGGGAATTGAATCCATCGATGAAATCCGCGAACGCGATGGCAAAGAACCGTGGAATATCGGTCCGTTCGTGCTGACTGCGCAAGGGCCAGTCATGCTCGACGACGTGAAGAGCGGTGAAGGACGCGTACTGCCGAACAAGGGAAGCGATCCGACTCAGCAGTTCAGCACGGATGGAAAATTCGGTACGCCAAAGAAGCCGGCGCTAAAGCCGGCAGTTCCGGCTGCCGCGGCCAAGGCCGATCTTAAAAAAAAAGTGCTGAGTATGCCGCTGGCAAAGCTGCCTGCGCACGTTGAGACAAAGGTGAGAAAAGCAGCAGGGACAATCGAGCGTTTCTTTAGGAAGGAAGCGAAGAAGCTCGCACGTGAGGTGGCAGAGGGCTACAGCGAGGTCGCAAAAGCTTCCGATGAGGATGCCGCCGAGAGAATTGTCCAGGATGTAAGTTTCGATACTTGGACAGCACTGGTTCCGAGTATCGCTTCCGATCTCGAGCAGATTGCGCAGGAAACGGCGCGCGAGGTCCTGATCACCCTCGGCGTTGACGATAGTGAGGTCTTCGACCAGGTCAACCAGGACGCGCTCGAATTTGCGCGCGCGAGGGCTGCCGAGCTTGTGGGAAGAAGAATCGTCGGCGGGGAACTCGTGGACAATCCGAATGCTGAATGGGCGATTACAGAGACGACGCGCGAGGAGCTTAAGCAGCTCGTGATTGAGGCCTTTGCCGAAGGGCTAAGCCCGGCGGCTCTTGAGACCAAGATCGAGAATGCGGCAACGTTTTCCGCGGCGCGCGCCGAGATGATCGCTAGAACGGAGCTTTCCCGCGCGCATATTCAGGGTGCTTTGTCCGCCGCCGCGGCCAGCGGTGTCGTCACCGCGAAATACTCGCTGCTCGGCTCCGAGCACGACATGGACGACGAGTGCGACACAAACGCCGACGCTGGCGAATTGAAGCTCGATGAGCCGTTTCCTTCGGGAGATATCGCTCCGCCATTTCATCCGAATTGCGTGTGCGCGATGGAGTTCACATATCAGGGAGAGTGACACATGAAGCTCTTCGCTCAAATCACCAAAGTGGATGCCAAGCAGCATCTGGTCTACGGCGTAATGGCCGAAGAAGCCGTCGACAAGGCCGGAGAGATATTTGACTATTCGAGTTCGAAGCCATACGTCCAGGCTTGGAGCGCCGAGTTCGACAAGGCGACTGACGGAGCCAGCCTTGGCAATGTGCGCGCCCAACATTCGTCTATCGCTGCCGGAAAGCTGATCGGCATTGACTTCGACGACGCGCACAAGCGCATCGAAATCGCCGCCAAAATCGTCGACGACAATGAATGGAAAAAAGTTGAAGAGGGGGTATACACCGGATTCTCCATCGGCGGCAGCTATATCCGCCGCTGGCCGGATGGCGACGCGATGCGCTACACCGCTCGTCCGAACGAGGTGAGCATCGTGGATAACCCCTGCATGCGCGGAGCGCATTTCACGATGATCAAAGCCGACGGATCAGAGGAGGACCGCAACTTCGGCAAGGCTGCCAAGACCAAGCGCGTCGGCGACAAAGACCTTACGTCCGAGCATTTCGCATACGTGGGCGATCCAGAAAAAACGGACACCTGGAAGCTGCCAATCCACGACGCCAATCACGTCAGAAACGCCCTGGCGCGATTCGATCAAACCGAGGGAATACCGCAAAGCGAGAAGGCCGCAGTATACGCGCGGATCGTGGCAGCCGCGCACAAACACGGCATCGAGGTCAGCGGCGACGCCGAAAAATCCGCAGATGGCGCTGACAAATTCAATAAGGAGAGCAACGATATGTCGAACGAACGAATCGACGCGCTGACGAAACAGGTTGAGACCCTGACGATGCAGCACGCCGAACTGAAGAAGGCCAGCGAGGCGCACGCCGCGCACCTGCATGGCCTGAAGGCAGCGCACGATCTTATGGGGCATCATCTCATGAAGATGTGCGATGCAAGCTACAAGGCCGACTTGCCGGACAATGTCAAGAAGTGGCTCGGCGAGCAGGGAATCACGTCTTCTGCCGCTGGCACCTCTGGCAGTGACCCAAAATCCGCCGAACTCGAAAAGAAAGTGGATGCGCTGACCACCTCTGTTGCGGAACTGGTGAAGGGCCTCGGCGAGGCGCTTGCGGCAAGGAAGCATGATCTGCCAGCGGGAGCCGTCCGCAACGGCAATGTCGTCACCATCACCAAATCCGAGGACGGCGCAAAGAAAGACACCTCCGACGATGGCAAAGTCTTCGCCAAGGCTGCCGACATGCCTGTGAGTGTCCGAAGCGCTTTCCTCTCGAAGCCAATGAGCCCGGAGTCCTTCCTGGCTCGGCAGTAACTCGCTGCAAGGGTCCCGTAGCACCAAATTCGATTGTCTGGGCGTGACGGAGATGGCGCGACTCCGACGCCAAAGGAGAGCTTTTGTCATGTTGACTGCTGAATTGG